GGGGCGTACCGCTCCAGTCCTTGCGCCATACCATCCAGCAAAAGGCCATCTTGCCGCTGCCATACCAGCTTTCGTCATGGTCGCCACGAATCATGGTCAGCCTTTGACTGAAAACGTAAACAGCTGCTGGCGGGTGCTTGCTGTACAGCGTCTGATACCGTGCCTTACCCTCTAGAAAGGCCAGCCGTAGCAGCCAGGCGTGTGTCTCAACACCCAGGTCTATTGCATGAGTAATAAACTCACCAGCGAGCTTGTAAGGCGGGTTAGTGATGATTGTGTCGGCCAGGGGCTGACGTTCCATCAGAAAATCTATGTTGGTCTGGGCATCCGGGTAGCCGTAGCTGTTCAGGTCTGTGCTCACTACGTCGTAGTCGTGCAGCTTCAGATGCTCAGATATGGCGCCGTCGCCACAGGCCGGCTCCCAGATAGCGCCTGTGAACTGTTCACAAGACAGTAAAGCCTCGGTCGCTTGCGGCGGTGTTGGGTACCAGTCGTCTTTCTGCCGGTCGCTCATGCCGTCCACCCCTTGCCCTGGCATTTGAAGCATGTCGTCCATTGAACGCAGCCGGCGCCGTCAGGTTCCCTGATCATGCCGCCCCGACACTCGCCCAGGCTGTCGCTGTAGTTGCAGGGCTCGACCCTGATGGTCAGCTTGCAGCTCTCACATTTGACGGTACCACCTTGGACGTCAGACAGCGCCGTCTGGCATTTCGGGCATCTACCGAAGCGCAGCCAGCGTTCCCATGTGCCGTCACCCTCACAGATCATACGCCGGCCCTCAGCTTAACCAGGGGCTCCAGTATCTCGTGAACCTGTTCGATAGACCGGGCCAGTCCCCAGTGGCAGCCGGCAAGCAGCAACCGAGCTTTCATCTCTTCTTGATTCGCGTTGAGCTTGCCGCCCTTGGGGCGCTTTAGCTCTATAAAGATTGCTGTGCTGATGCCATGCACGGCCTGGTCACCCGGCACAAATATCTCCAGGTCAGGCCAGCCATACTGCGTACCCATCTGCCGCAGCTTGCGCTTGAACGCCACATGCCGGCGCCCTTCATTCGGGCTGTGATGAAATACACAACCAGGCGGCAGCGCTACGTTTAGCCATTCAACAACTCGTTTCTGTAGTTCGTCCTCAGTCTCGGCGTAGGTAGAAATCATTAGGCATCACCTCACCCGCACTGATTTGAACAATGCGATCCATAAACAATTCATTGGGTATAAGCCGGTCATCATGGCCATGCGGTAGGCACCAGCGGCGCGACACAGTCGCATGTGATGCCCCTACTTGCCTGGCTAATTCGCTGTATGACCAGCCCTTTTTGCGTCGAAAATCATCAAGTGTCATGCGTAATCAGTATCACAGCTTGACGTATGCCGTCTAGCAGTTTATCGTCACTTTCCTGCTTTGACGGAAACCGTAAAGGTGATATGTTATGAAGATGCCAAACAACTTAGAAATCATGATTGCCAAATCAGGCATGACAAAAAGAAACGTCGCGGAGGTCAAAGGTATTACGCCTGAGACCTTGTCGCGTCACGTTCATGGCAAGATACAGATGACGCTGCAGGATGCGGAGCAATACGCCAAGATACTTGATTGTACGCCCCAGGATATACTCTTCGCGCAGAAGCCTGTAAAAATAATTGGATATGTTCACTACAACGAAAACCGAACTATAAAAAGGTCGTTTGCTGAGGGAAAAACCTTGGGCAAGGTATATCTGCACAACCATATGCAGAAAGATACAGCAGCAATTATTTTCAGCGTTGATAAAAACTACACCGGAAAACATGTTTACTGGAATAATGCTGTGGCCTTTGTGAAACGCTCACCGATTACAAACGGAGACGTAGACCCCGAATCAATTATGCACGAATCATTTGTCAAAATTATTGGCGAGATACCAGACCCAGATGAATCTTGCAGTGATAATTTTCTCTCCGGCGTTGTTTACCCCGAGCCAGGCGGCACATATACAATCCACAACACTGATACAGATAAGATAAGACAAGGCTTAAAGCTCGAATGGGCTACGCCCCTTTTGTCTGTCTGCTTTAGGCCTGACCTTCGCTCGGTTGAGGTAGTATTAGACAAGTAGCTTGACATATAACGTCATGGCGTAATACGTTCTATCCCATAACAGTATGGGAGAAACTATTATGCTACATGACGTGCCGGACTGGGCATCGCGCCACAATGTGCGAACGCACAGTAATCCTCGCTCAAAAGACAGAGCAAAAAACCTTTTTGAAAAGACACATATCAGGCCTATCGTCGGTGCGGCCTTCGATGTGCTGCGGGACACCAGCTCTTCAGATGCTGACAGGTTGCGCGCCAAGGATGTTCTGCATCGCCTGCACGACAGGCGCAGCTCAGCCAACATGGAAGCCGGCAAGGCTACCCAGACAATCACTGACCTACACCTGGTCATGGATGAGAACGGCGAGACACTCGGCCTGGCTGACGCAACACATGCCGGCGTCGAGCAGCTGCAAAACTACAAACCCAAAGATGAAGACGACGCAGCCCGGAAAGAAAAATATTTAGAAGAGCTGCCCCTGGTCGCAGAACACGCCATAAAAGGCCTGCAAGAGGCTATGGCTAGCGAGAACAGGATCCTGGGTGAGAAGCAGCTGCTGGGCGCCCTGCCCGGCACAGCGCTGCCTTACGACACGCGCCCGGACTATGCCAACCGGGGCGACCTAAAAACAAAATGGTCACGGCCAAGCTCTCGGTCAAAATCAGGTTGGCAGGCAGGCAGTCTGCCGACGTCACTGACTGGCATGTTTGATATGAATAATGTGTATCAGTCATGTGGGTTCTGGGCGCTGAACGGCCACCGGCCACCGTTCCTGGTGTACGCTAACGCCACAGACTACCGGGTATTCACGCCCGAGAACGCGCCCGAGCTGCGCGACGATTTCCTGCAGGACGTGCTCAACGACATCATCCTGCAGTGCAAAACCACCGAAAACATCCTGCGCGCCGCCAGCACTAAAGATGAGCTGCTGGGTCTGGTCGCGCCTGACTGGCAGGCAATCTACTGGCAGGAACCTGAAACCTACCTGGCTGAGGCCCGGGAAATATGGAGTGTGTAATGACTAAATGGGAATGGATAAAAGAAATTATTGGGGGCTTAGCCTTCGCTTTGCTCATGGCTGAGATTTACTTTTTATTGTGGGTGCTCGCACCAGAAGGGAGCTGGTAATGGTACAGCAAGACCTTCTTGAATGGCCTGGTGACCCTGGCCCTAACGTCCACAAAAACGCCAAAGACACTGAGCTGGCAGCAGCTGAGTTTATCGCACCAAAGGTAACTGGACTGAGGCTACAAGCCCTGCAAAGCCTCGCCTCAGTCCAGCCCGGCCTGACTGGTAGCCAGGTTGCCGACAGAATGGGGGCTTGGCTGTACAGCGTCAAGCCTCGGCTGACAGAGCTGCAACGCATGGGCCTCGTCGCAGACAGCGGCGAGCGCGCCAAGAATGAACGTAAACGCCAAGAGGTTGTCTGGAAAATCACCGACGCCGGCATTGAATTTCTGGAGAATATGAATGGCTGATATACCCGACAAGTTGAAAGAAATCTTTCAGGCAATAGGTCTCACAAGAGACCAGGCCACCTGGGATTGTCACGGCACCCCGGTTGCGCTGCACAAAGCGCTGGAACAGGTCGCTGCCCACCAGGGCATAACCTTCGACCCCCCGGTCATGATTGAGGCTAACGCCGAGAAAAAGACAGTTGTCATGCAAGTGTCTGGCCGGCTAGGCGACAATGTCGAATGGTCTGTGGGTGAGGCTACGCCCTACAACAACAAGAACAGCTATCCCTACGCTATGGCAGAGAAGCGCGCAAAAGACCGTGTGATTCTCAAGCTCATTGGCGTGGCCGGATTTGTCTATTCAGAAGATGAGGCTGACGATTTCAAAGAGAGCCGGCCGCAGAACATGGGCGGGGCGCCACAGCCACAGGCTGAGCCACCAAAGCAAACGCCGGAGCCGCCGGCACTGGAAGATATCCCG